CAATGCTCTTTGGCTTCTAAGGAAATATTATGGCAAATCCAAATATCGTAAACGTCACAAGTATTATCGGTAATACTTTATCGGTTGCTGTTGGCACAAGTGCTACACAACTAGCATCAAACGCTGCTTCAAGCAATAAAGTATTTAAGATTAACTCAATCTTGATTGCCAACATTGATGGCACAGCAGCGGCTGAAGTAACAGTCAATATCTACTCTGCGGCTGCTTTGGGTGGAACGGCTACGGCTATTGCTTCTACTATCTCTGTCCCATCAGATGCGACATTGATTGTGAGTGATAAAACGACAGCGTTCTACCTACTAGAGAATCAGTCAATTGGTGCGCTTGCTAGTGCAACTGGTGACTTGGTTGCCACGATTAGCTTTGAAGAAATCACATAAGGACTAAAAATGTCCATGCGATACAAAGGCGGTGTAATTTCCGCTACTGCTCCTACAATTTCTTCTAGTGCTGCCAGTGGGTTATTTACGCTGCCACAACAATTGCAAGCCCTTGCTGCTGGAAATTGGCCCGCTACTTTACCCGCCATTGGTTCTGCATTTGGTGGTGGTTTTTTTGCAGGTCAAATCTCGACCGCTGGAAATGGTATTGCTGACTACAACTTAGTTGTTGGGCCTAAAGCCTCGGCACAAGTTAATACAATTTGGAAAAACGCACAGACCGCTACCCCTGGGGCTGATAGCACTATTAACGGCACACAAAACACGGCAGATATGGTGGCAGATGGAAATTCTACTGTTTACCCAGCGGCACACTTTTGTAATGATTTGGTGATTGGTGGTTTTAGTGATTGGTATATGCCAGCGAAGAAAGAACTTGAAGTTTTTTACTACAATTTAAAACCCACGACAACAAGCAACAATACTGGTTCGGGAGCAAACACCAACGCTGTCCCAAGTCGTGGCAGTAATTACACCACTGGTAATCCAGCTCAAACTTCTGTTGCTGATTTCATAACAAGCACAGGCTCTGAAGCGTTTACAGCTGATCGGTATTGGTCTAGTACTGAGCAAGATACTACGAGATCTAATTATCAGTCATTTAGTAATGGCTTGCAGGACTATCAGCGCTCCAAGAACTATTCGGCTCAGGTACGAGCCATTCGCAGAGTCGCAGTCTAAGGAACAACCATGAGCCAAAAATATCCAGGCGGGTTTATTACAAAGAGTCCAACATTACCAGCAGGGCCGTATGAGACAAGCGTTGCAACAGGTGTTTGGACACTTGACCAAGCCATGCAGTTTAAGAAGCAAGGGCTGTGGCCTACTGCGGGTAATCCTGCCCCACCCACAGTTATAGGTCAAGCCTATGGCGGTGGATATTACGCTGGTCAAATCGGTGTAAGCGGTGTTGCCACTCACTATATTATTGTTGGGCCTGTAGCTTCTGCGGATTCTGCCAAAGAATATAAAACTGTTAACACCGCAACTGCTGGTGCAGATAGTGTTATAGATGGCCCACAAAACACGGCTGACATGGTAGCTGATGGCAATGCAACAGTTTACCCAGCGGCTCATTTTTGCAATAATTTATCTACTGGTGGTCAAACAGATTGGTATATGCCAGCCAAGAATGAGTTAGAAATTTGCTATTACAACTTAAAACCAACAACAGCTTCCAACGATACATCTTCAGGCACTAACACCAATGCCGTCCCCAGTCGTGGCAGTAATTACACTACTGGAACACCAGCACAAACTTCTGCTACTGATTTTCAAAGTACAGGCACAGAAGATTTTGGTTTAGCAGATGTTTATTGGTCTAGTACCGAGGAAGCTGCTCAGTACGCATGGAGGCAGAGTTTCGGTACTGGCGGTCAGCTCAAAAGCACTAAGTACAATGCACATCGTGTTCGAGCAGTTCGCAGAGTTGCAGTTTAATTAGGAGAAACCACAATGTACATTTGCATAACAGAAGTAGACGCAGTAACTAAAATAGTCTGCACAGCCGAGCCACAACGCACAGGCCCATCAATGCCAGCAATTAAAGGTTGGACTCATATTTGGCATGACAGTTCTACATGGCCTGTAGAAGTTGCTTCTGATGGCACATATCTTCGTGCGCCTAGATACTATGGCACTTGTGATGCAGACGCTGACCTAAACATTGCGGGTGTTCTGCAAGTATTGACAGAAGCAGAATTTAATGCAGCCAAAGTTGCCGAGCATGAAGCCCGTAAGCCTTATCCATCTTGGATTGGTTACTTGGACACAATGACATGGGCAGCACCAATAGCAAGACCCGCTGATGCCATTATGAATGGCGGCAATGTTGCATATCAATGGGATGAAGCTACAGTTAACTGGGTTGCTCAAGGATGAAAGAGTTTTTCTTTATCTCTGGTTTGCCAAGGTCGGGTTCAACCCTACTCTCGGCTATCTTGCGTCAGAACCCTGAGTTCTATGCAGATATTTCCTCGCCAGTACAAGGATTGGTTACATCTACTATCAATGTCATTACTGGAAGCGAGAGCAATCACCTGATAGATGAAGACAGACGCAAGCAAATACTGAAAGACGTATTTGAGGCTTACTACAAAGCAGTTACGCCAAACACAGTGTTTGACACTAGCAGGGGCTGGACTGCCAAAACATCTTTGCTAAAAGACCTGTATCCACAGACAAAGATTATTTGCTGTGTGCGTGATTTACCTTGGATTCTTGATAGCTTTGAGCGTGTTGCATCTAAGAACTCTTTGTATGGCGCAAGCCTGACAGATGACGAAGCAAGGCAGACAGTCACCACAAGATGCGATGCCCTAATGGATGTGAAGAAGGAAGGCCAAGTGGTCAAGCCTTATTACTTCTTAGAAGAAGGTTTACTGCTAAACCCCGACATGATTATGTTGGTGGAATATGAGTCTTTATGCAAGAAGCCTGAGAGCGTGATGCGTGAGATTTATGGGTTTATTGGCAAGCCTTATTATGACCATGACTTCAAGAATGTTGAGTATGACAACGAAGTCTATGACAAAGCCTTGAACATGAAAAGTCTGCATACAGTCAGGAAAGAAGTGACATGGCAAGAGCGTCCATCTATTCTTCCTAAGTCAGTTTGGGAGAAGTACAGTGGCAAAGAGTTCTGGCGCACACCAGCACCAGAGTTTGCAATAAAACAACTTTACAAGGTCAAGGGATGAAACGCATATTAGTTATGGGCTTGCCTGGTGCTGGTAAAACTTACCTTGCACAGCACGTTCTTGAGCATCTGCAAAACAACCATAAAACAGTCATGTGGCTGAATGCTGATGATGTGCGTAAGAAATACAACGATTGGGACTTCTCCCATGAAGGTCGTATTCGCCAAAGTCTGCGGATGCGTGGTCTTGCTGACAGCTACGATGTGGACTATGTAATCTGCGACTTCGTTGCCCCTCTTGTTGAGATGCGAAACAACTTCAAAGCTGATTGGACTGTGTGGGTTGACACGATTAACCAAGGTCGTTTTGAAGACACCAACAAGGTGTTTGTTGCCCCAGAGCAGTATGACTTCAGAATTACAGAGCAAAACGCTGAGAAGTGGGGTGAGTTCATTGCCGCACATATCTTGGACAACCGCCAACGCCCCGTCTTTGATTGGCAAAAAGAGACTGTTCAGATGCTTGGCAGATGGCAGCCGTGGCATGAAGGTCACAGAAAACTCTTTGAGAGAGCATTAGCTAAAACTGGTCAAGTGGTCATTCAGATCAGAGACTGTCAGGGTTGGAATGGTTCTAATCCCTTTGCTGCTAATCAGGTAAAAGACTTTATTAAGCGTGATTTAGACCCTTTATACCAAGGTCAGTATGAGATACAACTTGTGCCAAATATTGTTAATATCACCTATGGTAGGGATGTTGGATATAAAATAGAGCAAGAGTCGTTTGATGCGGCTACTCATGCCATTTCAGCTACAAAAATACGCAAAGAACTTGGCATTGAGCCACAATAAGGAGCAATCATGGCTGTAACTAGCGCACAAATTGTAGATTTTCTGTTGAAGAATCCTGGCATGACTGATGCCCAGATCGTTGCGGCTATGGAGGCTAATGGAGTTTCTCCTGCTCAAATGGCTCAAGCTGTTGGGTTAGATGAGGGTGCGGTTGCGGCTCGTGTAGGCGCAGTTATTCCTCCTAATCAAGCAGTATTGCTTGGTGATACTTATGTTCAAGCTGTCAATGAAGTAAGAGGTTCTGGTGAAGATCAACAAGTTGGCCCATTAGAAAATGTTATTACCTATAAAGCAGGTGAAAACCAAGCTGGTGGTGGCTATCAACAGTACACCCCTACTGGTGAACTTCAAAGAACTGGTGTTCAACAAGAAGTCAATGCAGGTCAAGACTTTCTAAAGTTCTTGGCAGGGGCTGGGCTTTTATTTGGTGGTGCGGCTTTAGCAGGGGTTGGTGGTGGTGCGGCTACTGTTGGCTCTACTGGCTTAACAATGGCTGAGTTGGCTCAACTAGACTTAGCTCTTGGTGGTGCTGGTGGTACTGCGGGAGCTACTGCTCTTGCTAACTCTTTAACTACTGGTGCTTTAACAAGTACATTGACAAACCTAACAGGTGGTAGTGGTACAGGTGCTTTAACAGGTGGAAGTATTACAGGAATGGGTACTGGTACTGGCTTAACAGCAGGTGCTGGCGGTTTAGGTCTTAGCACTACTGGCGCAGGTTTAGGTACGGCAGGAACAGGCGCAGGAATCACAGCAGGCACAGGATTAACAGGGACTGGTGTTTTAGCAGGTTCTGGTCTTGGCACTACTTTGCTCGGAACAGGTACTGGTGCTTTGACAGGAACAGGTGTTCTTGCAGGTTCTGGACTTGGTACAACTTTATTGGGGACGGGAGCAGGAACAGGTGTTACTGGTGGTGTAACTGGTTTAGGTACAGGTACATTAGGAACTGGTGCATTGACAACAGGCGTAGCAGCAGGCTTAGGTGCTGGTGCAGCAACAGGTCTTGGTGGTCTTACAGCGGCTCAACTTGGTGCTTTGCTATCAGGTGGCTTGACTACTGGTGCAGGTCTTCTTCAACAACAAACATCTCGTGAAGCGGCTCAAAGAGCGCAAGCCATGATTGACAGAGAGACTGCTGCTGCTAAACAAGCGGCTCAGTTCAGACCTGTTGGCATGACTACTCGTTTTGGCACTTCACAATTCCAAGTCGATCCAGTAACAGGTCAATTGATTAGCGCAGGTTACACATTAGACCCGCAAGCTAAAAATGCTCAAGACAGATTAGTAGCTTTGGCTGAACAAGGTTTACAGCAAGCTGAAGGCGCACAAGCTCAATTCGCTCCTTTGCAAACAGGCGCACAAAACTTGTTTAACCTTGGCAATCAATATATTGCTCAATCTCCACAAGATGTTGCACAAAACTATCTGAATCAGCAGATGGCTTTGTTGCAACCAGGTCGTGAATTAGAGTTGGCTAATCTGCAAAACAGACTCCAACAACAAGGTCGTGGTGGTTTAGCGGTTGCTCAAGGCGGTACTTTGGGTGCTACTACTCCTGAACTACAGGCTTTGTTCAATGCTAGAGCGCAACAAGAAGCTCAATTGGCGGCTAATGCTCAACAGTATGGTCAACAGAATGTCGCATTTGGTGCGGGATTGCTTGGTACTGGCGCACAGACTATGGGTCAATACTATGGTGGTCAACAAGCCGCTTATGCGCCTTACACGACTGCTTTGGGACAAGTTCAGGGCTTGGAGCAATTGGCACAACAACCATTGACAATGGGTGCAGCTCTTGGTCAACAAGCGGCTACAGCAGGTGCTAACGTAGGTCGTTTAGGATTGTCAGGTGCTGAGTTTAGTACTCGATTAGCTACTGGTAATGCAGCAACTACTAATCCATATTCAACACTATTAGGTGGTTTGGGTGCTTCTCCCTTATTTGGTACTGCCGCTGGCAGTGCATTGACTAGCTTATTTGGTTAAGGATTCATCATGGCAGAAAATATCGTAGCGGGTTTGTTTGGGCTAACCCCTGAAATGTATGGTGAGCGTCAAAGAACAAGTGCTTTGCAAGAAGGTATTACCCTTGCTCAACTAGACCCCGCATCTCGTGGTGCGGCATTAACTTATGGTGGCGCTAAAGGTCTAGGTACTGCCATTGGTGGTGCTATGGGTGTTCAAGACCCACAATTGAAGATGATTAGCACTCGAAACACTATTGCTCAACAGATAGACCAGACTGATCCTGAGTCAATCTTAAAAGGTGCTCAGATGCTTTCACAAGCAGGAGACCAACAAGGCGCTATGGCATTGGCTCAGTATGCTCGTCAAGCGCAGAGTGATGTTGCCCAAACAAAACAGAGACAAGCGGCTGCATTGGCTTCTACGGCACAAGCAGCTCGTGAACGTCAACAAGCTACTCCTAACGATATTCAGATTGCAAATGAAATTGCTACTTTGGAAGACGCATTATCACGAGTTGAGGATTTACCCGCAGACCCAGAGCGTACTCGTGCCAAGAATTTGTTGAATACTCGCTTAACAGAATTAAGACGATTGACAAGCAAGGGTGAAAAGGCAGAAGCAAAAACTGAGATTCAAAAACTTCAAGAATATGCCGCAACATTGCCAGCAGGTTCTCCACTATTGGCACAAGTACAAGCCGCCATTAAAGCCAAGGGTGAAGGAAAAGGCACTACGATTACCAATGTGATGCCTGGTGATAAACAATTGGCAGATATTCCAGCATTTAGGGCAAGTGTTCAACGCACGATTGATCCTCAGCTTAAAGCAGTAACCGCTGCTGATAATGCTCTGGAAAATATCCAAGACTCTATTGATACAAACAACTTTGCATCTTTTAGGGCAGCGCAAACACAATTTGCTAGGGCTATTTCTGGCTCTGGAGATTTAAGTCAGAAGGAATTGTTAGCGGCTGGTGCTGATCCATCATTGCTTGGTGGAACTGCTGATTACGTAGCTAGATTGTTTACTTCTACTCCAACTCTTGACACACAAGAAAAAATCAAGAAGACGCTTTTGGCTATTAAGAAAGTTTCTACAAATAAAGCTAAGACTGAAATTGAAGCACAACGTAAAATTGCTTACAGTAATCCTGGCTACGATAAGGCTCGTGTTGACCAAGCCCTTGATTTTCCAGAGTTCTCAGGTCAACAAGCGCCAGCAGTAACTGGTGATGTAGCCGCACAAGCTCGTGCTTTGTTGAAACAACGTCAAGAAGGTAAAAAATGAGCAAATTAGACCTTAACGCCTTGTCTGATGCAGAGTTAGAGGCGCTTTCTACTGGCAATATTGCGGCACTTTCTGACCAAACACTAAAAATGTTGGCAGGAGAAAAGCCTGAAGCACCTTCTACGGGTGCTGTAATTGCTGAGTCTGCTCGAAAAGGTTTTGCAAGTAGTGTTGGTACGACTTCAGGTCTATCAAACTTATTATTTTCTGCATTAGAGCGTGCTGGAGTTAACCCTCTTACTATGGGCATGAGAGCCTCTGGTGGAACTGTTGCTCCCGCACCTACCACTGGTGGGATTGTAGAAACCTTTAGAGCAGGTCGTGAGCCTGTTTTTAAGAGTGTGATGGAATCTTTGGGGACTACTGGTGTTGAACCTCAAGGTGGTTTCCAAAAGATTATTGGGCAAGGCGCAGAGGCTGTTACTTCCCCAGAGAGTTATCTATTCCCTCCATTGGCGGCTACAAAACGTCTAGGTTTGTTTGGTCAAACAATATTGCGCCCTACTGAACAACAAGTTATTGGTTCTACTGCTGAAGCTGGTGGTCAAGCGGGTGAGTATATTGGTGAAAAGATGGGCGCTCCCACTACTGGTCGAGTTGTTGGTAGTATTGCAGGTGGTGGCGGTGGCGCTTACTCATTAGGCAATTTGCTTAAAGCTGGGCCTGTTGTCAACAAAGGTTTTGATGTTGCTCGAAATCAATGGTCTAAGGTTCGTGGAACTGTCCCTGAAGATGAGTTGCTTAAAGATGTAGACAACCGAATCAGCAATATCTTTATTGCCGCAGGTGCTGCCGATCCTACCTTTATGGATACGATTACAAAAGCCGCCAAAGCACAACAAAACCTTTCTTTAAAGACAGCGGGTGGCACACCAATACAAATGCCCGTAAGTTCTTTGTTGGCAGACAATCCTGTTGTTAACCAGTTGATTCAGAGTCTTTCTGCCAAAGACCCTGTGTTTAGAGCGCAGTATGGCAATCAGTTTGAGCAAGCTAAACAGGCTTTGGCTGCTAGTCAGGTTCGTTTATTTGGTGACCCATCTAAAGTTAAAGTAAATATCTCTCCGCTTGATTTGGCTAAACCACAAGCTCGTAGAACTCGCACTATTGATGAGCAGATTGCAGATACTTACAAAGACGCAACTCTTGACCCCAATGTGTTTGGTCAACGTGTTTCTACACTTGTTGCCGCCAAAGAAGATGCGGCATATCAGTTGGTTAAGCCACTTTATACAGAGGCGTTTGACATTGCCAAACAGAAGAATGTTGAATTACCTGCTAACTCTGTTGATGACATCTTCAACTTTGTTGCGGGTGAGCAAGCATCTGACATCTTTAAGACTTTCCCATCTATCTACAATCGTGTTCGTGCAAAATTCCGTCCTACCGAAGTTGAGCCTAGCCCTATTCTGACTGCAGAAGGCAAGCCAATGACCGAGGGTGGAATCAAGTTCTCTGCCGCTACAGTAGAAGATTTGGACTCGTTAAAGCGAGAAATCAACAAACAATTGCGAAAAACGAGCGAACCCGCTGATATTCGACTGCTTTCCGAGTTAAAAGCCCGTGTTGGTGGACACATTGACAATCTTGATCCTGACTTTGTTCAGGCTTATCGCAATGCTGATGCCTCTTACTTCCAGAAGGTTGGTCTGCCATTTAATTCTGAAACATTGAAGGCTGTTGACCGCAAGAAGTTTGTTGAGCAAATTGCTCCTGCAATTATTGGTAACAAGTCTAATGTTGATGACTTTATTAAAGCTACAGGCGAAGAGGGTGTTCGTGTTGCTAGGGATGCTTTCTACGACAGTTTCAGTCGTGCGGCTCTCAAGAACGATGTTATAGACCCCAAAGCGGCTAATAAATGGTTGTCCAAAAACCAAGGTGGAATGTCCTTAGTGCCAGGCTTAGAGGATGAGCTTCGTACTGCTTCAAACAATGTTACTGCCCTGATAGCAGAACGTAATCGTTTGGATTCCGCATTTAAGAAGGTTGCTGGTGACCAAATTGTAAGTTCTGGTGGCTTTAAGAGTCCACAAGAGTTGGTCTCTAAGATGTACTCTGATGTGAACTTCACCAATAAGTTCATGCAACAGTATGGGGCGAACAAGGATGCAGTAAATGCGGCTCGTTCCTTTATGTTGGATGACATTGTTCGTGCGGGTGATCCAGTTGCAACACTGAATGACAGAACAAAAGCGGCTGTGTTTAATAGGGTTTTTGGGCCAACATACGCTCAGAAGGTTCAAGACTTTGCTTTAGTTTCTGGCAGACTTAACAGAGACTTGACCAATGTGCCGTTTAAGGTTGAAACAGTACCTAAAACACCCTTTGAGAGCGTTGTTGGCATTCCTCCAGAGCAAGTTATCTCACGCTTTACAAACCCTGTTTCTGGGCCTTTCTATGCCATTAGCTCATTGATGAGTAAGTTCTGGGCAAACAAGGCATCAGCAGCAACAGAAGAAAAGCTCAAGACCTTATTGCTAAATCCTACTGATGCAGTAAAAGTGTTCTCAGCACTTCAGCAGAAGAATGGCACTTTTGACCAAGATAAGATTCAAGAGGCTATCAGGATTGGTAAGAAGTTTGGCATTGATTGGGGTCGTGATGCGATTCAAGACTTTGCTACTGGCGCTGCCCGTGGTGCTGTTCAGCCAATGACAGAAGAGTAATGAGAGACTTTGCCGAAGCATTTGTTGCGGCATTCTTTCTTGTTTGTTTTGTCATTTATTGTAGTTATATTGTTGTTTGGGCATTTCCGTGATCGCCTTTCTCTTGGCGGCAACCATAGAGTACCGATGTATTAAGTGGACTTGGACTGGTGATGTTTACAACCGAAGGGTTGTGTGCATTAAGTGGGAGAGAAAGAAATGATTGATCCGATCACAGCTCTAGCTGGCATACAGTCAGCTATTTCGATGGTCAAGAAGGCGGCTAATGTTGCCAATGACCTAGGCTCACTTGCGCCCATGATTGGTAAGCTATTTGATGCTAAGTCTGTAGCTACCAAAGCAATGCTTCAGGCTAAACAGTCTGGCAAAGGCTCGAACATGGGTACGGCTTTGCAGATTGAGATGGCTTTAGAACAAGCCAGAGCGTTTGAGGAAGAGCTAAAGATGCTCTTTATGCAGACAGGAAAGATTGACGTTTGGCAGAAGATTAAAGCCCGTCAAGCAGAGATGGACTTGGCAGATGCCAAAGAGATTAGCGCATTAAAGAAGGCAGAAAAAGAAGCCAAAGAGAAAGAGCAAGAACAACTAGAAATTGGCTTGGCAATAGGTGGAATTTGCTTTGTTTTGTTTCTAGTCTTTGTTGGTGTCAATGAGTTGATGACATTCTGTGAAGCAACAAGAAGGTGTGGTCGGTGAATGAGTATCAGAAGACCTTTGACCTATGCCTCAAGATATTCGTTTATGGGTTAGTGGCTTTGTATTTCTTAGGTTTTCTAAAGTTCTTACCTGATGATCTGTCTGACAGAATTGTCAATCTTCTACTTGGAAAGGTTGGTCTTGGTAAATGAAATATCTGTTGCTTCTTTTACTTCTCACTGGTTGCGAAGAGAAATATCGCTATTTCTGCCAAAACCCAGATAACTTCCATGCTGAACCATGTCAAAAACCTAGATGCCAGTTCACTCAGACTTGTCCTGAGTACTTGGTTGCCCCAATCTTGGAGAAAAAAATCAATGATGTCCAACCAGAAACCAAAGCTAACAACTGAAGAGATTGAGGTAAGGATTTGGGGGTTTGTTGTGATTGCGGTCACACTTATCCTCATGTTCATCGTTGCTGCTTTGCTCTACTCTGTGACGTTTGTGACTCAGCCAATCAAGAGCATGGCCCCGATTGACCAAGCCTATACCAAGATGCTGAACGACATTGTTCTTTTGATTGTTGGCGGTATCGGTGGAGTTATTGGTAAACGGGCTATGTCAAGTGCCGCTAGAGCGTTTAATCCTCCAACGCAACCAATGTGTCAACCAATGGGCTATGGAGGCTCTATGGGCGGTTTTAATTCGTCCTATGCCCCTCCGCAATCTGCGTATGGTTTGCCTAGTCAACCATTTGGTGCTATGCCTGTTTGGAAGAACCCAGAGTTGGATGAATCTTGGACACCTGGCCCTCCTCCAACTACCCCTCCTGACCACCTAGAAGACGACTATGAGCGTGAAGAATTGGCTCAAGCAAGAAAAGAGGCTGAATAATGTTTGGCATACCCATACCATATTTGATATTGGCAATCTGCATTGCCTTATTTGGTTCTTACCGAGGTGGCTATCACTTTGGTTGGGAAGACAGAGACAACGACATGAAGATAGCTATTGCTAAAAAGAATGAAGAAGCTCGTCTTATTGAGCAAAACATGACTGAAAAACTTTCTCAACAATCTGCCAAACTACAGGAAGCCAATGATGCTATCAACAAAAAAACTACTGCTCTTGCTGTTGCCAATCGTGCTGGCAAGTTGCGCCTCTGCCCCCCAAGTAACGTACAAACCACCACAAATACCGCCTCTACCAGCCCAGATTCAAAAGCAACCAGTGAATCTAACAGACAGACTAATGAACCTTCTGATGCCGAAAGAGCAACAATCGATGCCATCGCAGAAATAGTTGCCCAAGGGGATAAGAATACTGTCGCTTTGAATGCTTGCGTAGATGCCTATGAGAATGTAAGGAACTTACTAAATGACAATAAACGCTGACAAACTCCGACAACTTCACATTGATCCTGTATGGGAAGCGGCACTAAACACCACTTTTGACAGGTTTGACATCTCAAATCCACTAAGGCAAGCGGCTTTTATTGGTCAAGCAGGGCATGAGAGTGGTAATTTCAAGATGCTTAATGAAAACCTGAACTATCGTGCAGAAACCTTGATGAAGGTATGGCCTAAACGCTTTCCGACATTAGAGTTTGCCAAGCAGTTTGAGCGTGATCCTAAGAAGATTGCTAATTCTGTTTATGCCAATCGTATGGGCAACAGAGATGAGGCTTCAGGGGATGGATTCAGGTTTCGAGGCAGAGGACTTTTTCAGCTTACTGGTCATGCAGGGTACTATCACGCAGGACAAGCCCTTGGAGAGGACTTTGTGATGCAACCTGACCTAGTGGCTACACCTCAGTACGCTGCCCTGACTGCGGGGTGGTTCTGGGCTACGCATAAGTTAAACCAATATGCCGATACCCGAGACTACAAGATGATGACTAAGAAGATAAATGGTGGGTTTATAGGGCTAGAAGACCGCATAAAGCACATAGATCACGCCTTACTTGTGCTTGCTTCTTAAATTAAATTGTCATAAATACTGTATAAGGTGTTGAAATGCCTAACATTCCTACACCAGAAGATGCAAAACTTTTCGCACAAAGTGTCAGAAAGTGGCAGCAAGTGCTTAGTTTGGGTGATTGGAGAATTGAAAAAGGAAGTAAACCAGCAAAGGCTGCTATGGCTTCTGTTGAGTTTAATACTTCTGCTCGATTGGCTACTTATAGACTAGGTGATTTTGGTGCTGAGAAGATCACACCTGAGTCTCTGGATCAGACTGCTTTACATGAGTTGCTTCATGTGTTTCTGCACGATTTAATGACTGTAGCGCAAGACCCTAAATCATCTCAAGATGAAGTGGAAATGCAAGAGCATAGAGTCATTAACCTTTTAGAAAAGTTACTGTCTAAGGATACCAATGGGCGCTCATAACGAAACCTGTACCGACATGGAGTTTATCCAACTATGGGGTCAACTTCAATCTGCACAAAGAATGGCAGAACACCTTGGTATAAATAACAGGGCAGTCCATTTGCGTAGAAGGTGGATTGAAAAAGAATACAACATGACCCTCAATGCGAAAGACCATCGAGGTGATCTGTATAACAAAAACAGACCTAAGTCTTTCTCTCCTTTAAAGCAAGTAGAGCTTGGCATCCTAGATGGGACTGTCATAGTCTTCTCAGATGCTCACTTCATACCTGGTCAACGCTCAACAGCATTTAAAGGGCTTTTGTGGGCTATCCAAGAGTTCAAGCCCAAAGCTATTATCTGTAACGGGGATGCGTTTGATGGGGCTTCTATCTCTCGCCATGACGTAACTGAGCAACCAGCGACTACTGTTATCCAAGAACTAAAGGCTTGTCAGGGTGCATTGGGTGAGATTGAGGAAGTTGCTAAAGCAGCAAGACACAATGTAAAGCTCCTGTTTACATGGGGCAATCACGATGTTAGATTCGGTAATCGTTTAGCACAACACGCACCACAGTACAAAGAAGTATTAGGCTTTAAATTGACAGACCATTTCCTTGATTGGGAATTCTGTTGGGCGGTATGGCCTACCGAGGATGTGATTATCAAGCACCGATACAAAGGCGGTGTTCACGCTACTCACAACAATACAGTTAACGCTGGTGTGTCAATCGTTACTGGACACTTGCATAGCCTTAAAGTCACTCCATTTAACGACTATAACGGGATTCGATATGGTGTAGATACAGGGACTTTGGCTGAGACAGATGGCCCACAATTTACTTATGCTGAGATAAACCCTAGCAACCACAGATCGGGCTTTGCGGTGTTAAACTTCTTCAATGGCAAACTATTGTGGCCTGAGTTGGTTCACAAATTTGATGAGGATCAGATTGAGTTTCGTGGCGAAGTAATTGATGTAGGTGCATTTTGAGTGCTTGGCTAATCATCTTGACAGGGGCTATTTACGCCTATATCGCTGGTGAGCAGCTTTGGAAAGATAACCCACACATGGCTATCGTGTACGCAGGGTACGCATTTTCAAATGTGGGGCTTTACCTTTTAGCAAAGTAAGCCCCTATAAAATTACTCAATTACTTCTTCTTCTTCTGTATCTTCTTCAAGTTCAACCTCAAGTTCGTCAGCGTCTTCATATTCAGCCCAATCTGTCTCGATTTGGTATTCAATAAATTCTTGAATAATCTTAATTTTACTAAAGTCGTGCGACTCGACAATAATTTTCTCACTACCTGTCCAACCAAATTCCATTTCAAATTTCATGATGTTCTCCTGACGCAACCGATTGTTGCAATGACATAGTAGATTTGATTTATGACACTCAAGTGTCCTTCTGGAAGACTCCGTTTGGCAAAAGAGTACCCTTACGATTCTTGATCTGATCGTATGCTATTTCCATGCAGTCTACCAGATTGATGTCTTGAAGAGCGCAGTAGTTAATAAGACAGACCATGACATCACCAACAGAATCAACAATAGCTTCTTTGTCTTTTTTAATTGTGGCATCTGCGAGTTCTCCCATCTCAGATACCGCCTTGAGTAGCTGAGACTCTGGGTTGCTATTAGGAATGATCTTACGGGCTTCAGACCATTGCAAAATCTTTATTTCAATTGCTGCGTAACTCATCTCACTCTCCTTAAAGGTTCTTGATATTTCTCAGGTGGTGGTGGAAGCATTTTCTCTGAGGGTGGAGTCCATCCATGCTTTCTCCAAATTGCCTGCACATCTGATCCTGTAGACCATTTAAAGTCTTTGTTTGGGGTAGATGGATAACTGATCTTTGAATAAGGTGGTTTTTCTAACATTATTTCGCTTTCATCACTCGTTGATTTCTGCCAAACCGACCTCGTTTGACACCCGTTACTTCAATTAAATCCTTGTCTAACAAAGCACGATACCTTGCTGTTATTGAGGAATATGGGTAGTTTGGATACATCTCTAGTATCTCGTCTGAGATACACCCATCTGGAAAGCCCTTTATAGCCTCGTAGACAAGACTTTCTAGCTTGGTGGTATCAACTGCTTGAGCCGCTTGATGGCTTGTTGTGGGGTCTTCTTTGCGTACCAACTTAAATGGTTCAGTACCAAAGAATCTCTCCATCGAATCTTTCATGTTGTTAAAAATATCTCTCATCATTGACTCCTATTGGGTGAGGGGAAAACTGCTCGTCTGCAAGCTAGGAAAATCCTTTGCACAGCTCTCCCCTCGGGTTTATATTAACTCAAAACGGCAGGTCTTCATCTTCAAAACTAGCCTTCTTAGGGGCTTGTTTGGGCTGATAGTCTTCTTTGGGTGATACTGCTAAACCCATGAATTTGCCTGATTTGCCCTCTTTAATCCATGCAGATAGCCAGTAATCCTGACCACCCACTGTGATATTTCCTTTGTAATCAGGGTGTTTCTCTGACTCTTTTTTGTCGTTCTTGAATAAAACGCCTGAGTTATCTTTCTTTTCCATCACATTTCCTTCGCTTTCTTTAACGCACTTCTTACTTTACTGGGTAGGAGTGTCCACAATGCAATCTTTTGTTCTGCATCAAGGTTCTCTCCTTCCAACTTATCCCAAGCTGCCTTGGGGTCACCTTGCTCACAGGTAGCAATCAATTCAACTGCCATCTCTTGCAAGTACTGCACTTCCTCTGGAGGAATATTATCCATTGCGCCCTGAGTTGGGCTAATGATGACCTTATCTTCCTTCAAAGGCGCAGAAGAGTCTAGCGCATCATGCTCAACAATTTCCATTGCTGAAACCCACAGATACCGCCTGGTATACGTTTCTACCGCACCAAGATTCTGGATTGGATGGCATCCCTTTAGGTTAGCTTCTGCCATAGGGCTTGTCAGCTTGATCTCTGTACTGTCTTCAGTATCGGTAATGGTCAGGGTTGCTAGTTCTTTATCGAACGATACAACACCGCACAGACCTACTTTAGCGAAGATTTGATTGATTGTTGGCAGAAAGTCACCAAGCTCGAAGTAAGAATAACCCGCAAACTTGTTATGGCCTGACTTCTTTAGTGGTGCTTGTTGCAAGAGAATCCTTGCATCCATTAACTTTTTATGTACACCCATGATTAACTCCTTTGATTTTCGTTTAACTCTTGTTGAATAATCTCTTTTTGTTGTTCAGGATATAAATCCTTAAACTCGATAAAGTCTGCTTCTTGGCAGCAAACTATTTTATCCCCTTTGATTGCCAGGCAATAAGGGCAGTAGTGGATGTCTGAGAACTCTTCCACAAAGAACTCAAATAGTGTTTTCATTAGTGGAAACTCTCGTAAGCCATTGTCCACAGAACATCACCCGCCAGATCGGTGAGCTTGTTTAACTCATCTTCTGTCAATGGTGTTCCATCTTCATAGCATCCACTTGAAAAGTAGGCATCAGAGAAGTCTGGAAAGTCTCTGCTATCTACTCCATCTATCTCTAGGTCTACAACCTTTTTTCCATTAAGAATCGGCATATTTACTCCTGTTAAACGTGGGCTACTGTTTGCCCACACCGATAATGTGCCACACAGATTCCTGAATTTACATAGGGGTTTTCCCTAATTTACGCAACTTTTTTATCATGTTAGGCTACTCGCATGAAAACTGAAATACTTGAAAAAAGATGCGCTGAAGCCTTGCTTGGGTACTCTCAAACAATGGCAGATGCTTATACAACCGAACCAGAGGACTTTGATGCGGCTGTAACAGCTTTGCTTGCCAGAACGCTAGAACTCCATCTAAACCGCCCAATCAACCTAGAGAACCTTTACAAATGACCCAAGAAGCAGTTATCAGAGCATTACAAAACGGCCCACTTACTTCCTATCAAATAGAAGATTTAACAGGCATTCCAAGACTATCCATTGCAGCTTGTTGCACAAAGATGAGCTACAAGAAGAAATTAAAAATTGGAAAAATTAAGTTAGGTCGTTCTTGGGTTTCTCAGTACACGTTAGAGCCGCATATGATTGAGGCTGAAAAGGTAGAAGAACCTCGTGATCTGCTAAACCCCTTTGACATCAGGAACGCTAAAGGCATCTTCACTAAGGCTGAGTATGCTTCTATGAACAACCAAGCTATTCGTTTGTTTGGCAGAAAACCAACAAATGAAATCACAAATAATCAATTTATTTGAGTTTACAAAGTAGAATTAGTTTGATATTATGGAATCCAGCTAGGTGCGAAGTCATGAGCGCACCGAAAAGAGTTAACCCTTCTCCTGCTGGCAATTCCTTTTAAGGGTGGTTAAAAAGCGGAATATATGCACTACTACCAGTTTCACATTGGTGACTACAAAAGTCACACCCACCACCTTTCTTTGTTGGAAGATTTAGCTTACAGACGTTTGCTAGACTTCTACTTTTTGCATGAGAAACCCATAAAGCACAGGGATGTTGCTCGTCAGATCGGTATGCGTGAGCATGAAGAAGACGTTATGACTGTCCTCAATGAGTTCTTTATTTCAACAGAGGATGGCTTTGTTTCTCCTCGTGCAGACAAGGAAATCAAGCAATACAAAGAGTTTGCTGAAGCAGGTAAACGTGGGGCTGCTAAGAGGTGGGGAACACCCCCCAATGGGGAGGCTATTAGCCCCCCTAATGCTACCCCAATAGCAACCAATAACCAAGAACCACTAACCAATAACCATAAACCAAAGAGAGAGAGCGCAACTAGCGTTGCTTGCCCACCAGATGTTTCTCAGCAAATTTGGAATGATTGGGTAGCCTTGCGTAAAAGCAAGAAAGCACCGATTACCCAAACTGTTTTGAATGGTGCTATTGCTGAAGCAAAGATACTTGGTTGGCCTTTGGAAAAGTTTTTGGCTGAATGGTGCAGTCGTGGCAGCCAAGGCTTAAAAGCAGAGTGGATTGTTAAACCAAACCCTGCCGACAAAGTAAGGCTCACTGTTGCGCCATCAAATGAGCCTGACCCTGCGCTTGAGAAGATCAAGGCTGATGAAAAAATAACTCGCCCTCCAACACCTGAAGAACGAGCAATTCTTAACGCTTATCGGAGAAAAGCATGAGTAATCCATTTGAAATTAAAACCCCAACTTGCATTAGTTTTTCTGGCGGCAGAACTAGCGCATATATGTTGTACAGAGTTTTAGAAGCTCACCACATGAGCCTACCGCCAGAGGCAGTTGTTTGTTTTGCCAATACAGGCAAAGAAGAAGAGGCAACCCTTAAGTTTATTCACGATTGCTCAACAAACTGGAATGTTCCAATTGTTTGGCTGGAATGGAGAGATAACAAACTTGGCTATGAAGTGGTTTCCTACGAAACGGCTGCAAGAAATGGAGAGCCTTTCCGAGATATGTGCATTAAAAAGAAAGCCCTGCCAAATGGTTTTATGCGGTTTTGCACTGGTGAACTAAAAATCGATATTGTTCATAAGTATTTAAAAGACCAAAATATTGGAACTGATGACAATCCATGCGACCAGATGGTTGGCATTCGTTCTGATGAGCAAAGGCGAGTAGCTAAAATGAGAGGGTCTAATGGCGCTCAACGAAAGAAAAATTGGATTGGAGACTTTTTGACTCCCCTGGCAGATGCTGGAGTAATAGCTTCTCACATTGGTGATTTTTGGGAATCTCAACCATTTAACTTAAATACGCCAATGTATAACGGGAAAAGTTTTCATTCAAATTGTGATTTATGTTTTCATAAACCTGTTGCTCAAATTGTTTCTCTTATCCAAGAAAAGCCAGAAAGAGCAGTTTGGTGGGTAGAAATGGAAAGCTACGCAAAAGATAACTTTGCCAAAAGTGTCATTCATTTCTCCAGAGATCATCCAACTTATGAAACCATGGCCAAATATTCTTCTCAGCAAAAAGATATGTTTGATCCAAATGAAGAGGCAATTGCTTGCTTCTGTGGGGATTAAATGAACTACTTTGAAGCCATGAGACTGCTAGACAGAGTTAAGGAAGGCGTACCTTATCCCGTACGTTTAATAAATTTAGCCTTGGAGTTAACTGGTGACCTGGAGCAGACGTAACATTCAAGGCCCAAGCGATAGAGTAATCCTAGAGCAAGCCGAAGCTAGGGAACTCTATCGGAATTGGGAAGGAAGTAAAAATCGTGATCTCATTCGTGCCAGACTTGAAAGAGCCGAAAGAATTTATGGCACAGGTGCTAGAGACAGAATTAGGGAATATATGAACCGAATCAAAGATGGGACACTTCTATGACTTTCATGGTCACTTTTAAGTTGGATGCTGACCCTGTTGGCAAACAAAGAGCAAGATACGCTAGGCGAGGAAACTTTGTCCAGACTTACACCCCTGACAAAACCAGAACCTATGAATCTTTAATCAAAGAAGCCGCAACCGAGGCAATGGGAAGTTCTGAACCATTGGAGACCCCTGTAAATCTGTATCTCTACATTCGAGCGCCAATCCCCAAGTCTTACTCTAAAAAGAAAATAGCAGACTGTTTAAACGGCTTTGAGAAACCAATTAAGAAGCCTGACGCATCAAATGTTCTCAAGAGTGTAGAAGATGCCATGAATGGAGTTGTTTACAAAGATGACACACAGATCGTAAACATCCATGTAACGAAGGTTTACTCAAGTCAATCAGGCATAGATGTGTGTGTAAAAGAATGCTTGGACTAAGGGTTTATCCCTATTCAAAACATTCCAAAACAGGAATAACATTTAATTTTTAACAGGAGTGAATTATGAACACATGGGAATTTGATACAACAATCGGTGCGGGTAGCGAAGTCGTAACAGTCGTTTACGAATATGAGCAAGACCTAGATTCCACCTTTAACGAGTCTATTCGTGAGGTTTGGTTCGAGGGTCGCAACTGTATCGGTTTGCTGAGTGACGAATCTTTCAAAGAGTTGGAGTGTGAAGCTGCAATGCGTTTTCAGCATCACAAACTCAACTTCAAGATGGAGGATGTATGACCAAAGACGACATTGTTAAATTGGCAATAGAACACACTGTAAGCGGTCTGAAGTTTGATGAAGATGGGCTTGTGCGCTTTGCCAAACTGGTAGCAGAGCATGAACGCAATGAAATAATCGAAATTTTGGATGCTTCAACTGGCTATGTCCACATGGATGCGATCAGGGAAAGAACATGAGCGATAACCCACACAAGGCGGTGCAATTCCTGATTGACACTGCACCCCTTTACAGTAAGGCTAAGGCTACTCGGATGTTTCTAGAGGAATTCAGAAAAAGCCGCAAAGCCCAGCTCATGAGCCAAGCGGGAACTGAGGTTCTAGGAAAGCAGGAAACCTATGCCTATGCTCATGCTGACTACATCGAAATACTTGAAGGAATCAGGGAAGCAGTGGAACTGGAGGAGCGTTATCGTTGGCTAATGACGGCTGCACAAACCCGCATCGAGGTATATAGAACCGAGCAATATAGTGCTAGGCATGAAATAAAAAACACCCAATAATGCAATCAAAGAACAAACCCAAACCAAGCGCAGGGGAAAGGCTGCACATAGCCAAAATTAAACTCATGTCATGCATTATTTGCGACTCACCACCACCAAGCGAATGCCATGAAATAAACCAGGGCCAATGGTTTACATCGATGCCATTGTGTGCTGATTGTCATCGGGGAAGCTTAAACGGGATACATGGTCAACGTAGATTATGGAGCGTCTACAAAATGGACGAGTTAGCAGCATTAAATGAGACAATCCGCAGAATATGCGAAGCGATACCCCTAAAAAGCACTAAAAACCCGTTCTAAGCGTTTTTTTATCATCGGTGCATAGTAGGGTAGCATAAAGCAAAAAAAGCCCGTAAAGGCTTAAATTTTAGGCAACAAAAAACCCGCTGATTAGGCGGGTTTTGGGTTTATCGTTTTCCTGAAAGTATTCTAAGGATTAGGGCTGCAATTGCATAAATCATTTATTTCCCTTAAATTGTGCAGCAGCCACAGCATGGTGCATCAATACAGCGTCCACGTTTATTTCGGTAGAAGGTAGAAGGCCCGTTCTCACCGATGAAGGTAATAGTGTCCGAATCGGGTTGTAGTTGTGCTGTTTTATTGCTTGTGTCATACAAAATATAATCCCCTGGCTTAATAAGTGCGCCAGATAACTTACATTTTCCAAAATATTTTGCTTTCATTGTTTTAAGCATAGTGAACACCCCTAATTTGAACAAAGCCGCCATTGTCTTTTTTTGCTTTCCCTTTGGCATATAGGGCAACAACTACAGATTTTGGTTCTATGTGGCGCACATCAGTATTGTCCCCGTCAATTACACGCCAGCCACGAAAATTATTAGGGATATCGCTTTGCTTTTGGAAAACTACAGCCGTACGGGAATTATTAGGGTTTGTCAGCCCTTTTATGCTTATAGGTTTTGGTGTAATAGCCGAAAAACTATATGTAAGATCATAATTACCCGCTGTTTTCCCGTCTAATTTGCGTGAAGGGTGTTTTGTATAGTCGTAAAACTGTACATCAGGGAATAATTGAAAAATTGTTTTTCCATCATGCACAATAATATTTTCAAAAGCGATATCACTTGTCCCATTAGGGCGCACCAAAGGGTTTAAATTGATGCGCTTTGCTTTGTTAGCCAAAGACCATACGTCAGCGCACAATGAAAGCATGAAAGCTGCTTCATTATTGTAAAAAAACTGTGTTTTTGATTCCCTGGCTTTTTGTACGCTGTTAAATGCGCCACGCCCTGCACTTTTTAGGCAACCCTCGAAGCAGCCAGCCAGTTTAGCCAAAGGGCAAAGTATTTCATCGGGTACAAGGTAAACGATACCCGTTAAATAGCCGATCTTTTCACCCTTAATTGTTTTTGCTGACGATTCACCCAGAATTGTTTTGTAGGGTAGGCCACGAGCAGCCAGAATAGTTTTGTATGGATTTTTCATTGTTGACACCTATTAAAAAAGAAAATTATTTGACCAAAACATCAAAATAAGCCAGTAAACCTATGCAAAGCATTAGGCCAATGAGCACAGCTGCAAAGATATCTAAAAGGGTATTTTTCATCGTTCACGCCTATCAGTTGACACTAGATCCGCTAGTTCGGTATCAGTAGAGTAACGACAAAAAAAGAAAAAACTATTAGGACAAACCCTAATAAAGTACAATTATTTTAATTTAATTGTTTTGCAAGGTTAGATCATGGCCCGCCCGCCTAAGGTAGATACAGTTCAGTTTAGACGCAAGTTGGATAACCCTAAGCTGCAAATTCTATTGAGTGCTGGACAAGGGAATATCAGCCAGGGTTTTGAAAACCTATTGAGCTTGTATCAGCACTTGCATTGCTTGGGATATAGAACAGATAGCCCCTTAGAGACAATAGGGTTAGTAACTAACCTAGACGAAAAGAAAAGGGATAGCCCTAACCATGTCAATCAATAGGGTAAACAGTAAGGGAATACATAAGGGATAGACAAGGTGAACGGATAGAACTAGATCAATCAAGTAACTTTGAAAAGCACCCGCCACTACTTACACTTGCATGAAACGTAAATGAGAATCATTCGCATCTAGCTGCCTGGTTATTTGTACAGTAGGGAAAACCCTGATCTGTATGCCTGGACAGTACTGTATAAAAAGACATGAGGGAAAACCCTAGGTGGTGTATGGGGGGGGAGGGGGTAGGTGAGGGGAGAGAAGATTTGAGGTGCACCCTACCCTCAGAAAAAGCTAAATTGACAATTCCAAGGAGAACCAATGGAACAATTGAAAAGAGGAAGAGGAAGACCAAAGGGGAGCGTCAAGATGACCATACAGAGGTTTGCTGACAATCCACCCCTAGTACTACCTAAGACAGACCATCAACGTCTCAAGGAGCTTAAAGAGCTAATGATTAGGTCTGGTGGTAAGGATGTGGCTCAGAAGGTTATTGAGATAGCCCTTAATGATGAGCATCCCCATCAATTGGTAGCCTTGAAGATGTGTCTTGATAGGACTCTTCCTGTTTCTTTGTTTGAAAAGGATAAGTCTCAGAGAAGTGCCGTAACCATCAATATCACCGGATTAGGACAAGAACCTACTGTGATAGACACCATTCCTGATGCTGAAGATGTAGAGGCTAAATATGGCTGATCTGAACTTCTCTCTACTTCCTTGGCAACAAGAGGTATTTAAGGATACGACACGCTTCAAGGTTGTGGCTGCTGGGCGTAGGTGCGGTAAGTCACGTATGGCGGCAGTTACCCTACTGATTGAAGGACTCAAGTGTCCACAAGGCTCTGCGGTTCTTTATGTGAGTCCCACTATGGGACAATCAAGACAGATTATTTGGGACTTACTGCTAGACCTTGGCAGAGAGGTTATTCAGAGCAGTCATGTAAACAACCTAGACATTACCTTGATAAACGGGGCTAGGATATACGTCCGTGGTGCGGATAGACCTGATACCCTTCGTGGCGTTAGCTTGACCTATGCCGTTCTCGATGAGGTAGCCGACATTAAGCCCGAAGCATGGGAACAGGTCATTAGAGCCTCTCTATCTGATAAACGGGGAAGAGCACTCTTTATTGGCACTCCAAAAGGACGCAACTGGTTCTACGACACCTTTAAGTTGGGCGAGTCAGAGGATGATCCTGATTGGAAGTCATGGCACTTTACCACTGCTGATAACCCATTGATTGACCAAGCAGAGATAGATTCCGCTAAAAAGACCCTAAGTTCCTTCGCTTTTAAGCAAGAGTTTATGGCTTCGTTTACCAATGCAGGTTCGGACATCTTCAAAGAAGAGTGGATCAAATACGGGGTAAAACCTGAACATGGAAGCTATTACATCGCTGTTGACCTTGCGGGGTTCGAGGAAGTTGCCAAACAAGCCGCCAACTCTAAGAAGCGGTTAGACGAGTCTGCTATCTCAATTGTTAAGGTGACAGACGATGGGAAGTGGTTTGTTGAGAAGATTGAACATGGACGTTGGGACATCCGAGAGACAGCCTCCAAGATACTGATTGCCATTCGAGACTACCGCCCTTTAAGTGTGGGGATAGAGAGGGGGGCGTTAAAGAACGCTGTTTTGCCCTATCTGAGCGACTTGATGCGTAAGAACAACACCTATGCTCACATCATAGATTTGACCCACGGAAATAGAAAAAAAGCGGACAGAATCATCTGGGCTTTACAAGGTAGGTTCGAGCATGGCAGAATTGTGTTAAATTCGGAAGAAGATTGGGATGAGTTTGTAGACCAGTTAATCCTGTTCCCTGCTCAAGGAGTCCATGATGACTTGCCTGACTCCCTCAGTTACATTGACCAACTGGCTGTTACATCTTACATGGAAGAAGATGATAGTGAGGATTGGCAACCTGTAGATATTATTAGTGGGGTATAAGAATGGAATTCCAAGAACCTAGCGACTCAGACAAAGAGATAGTTAACTTTGTTGTCAACCATTGTGATAGATGGCGGGATTGGAGAGATGTCAATTGCCTTGATGATTGGCTAGAGTATGAGCGCATCTTCAATGGTGAGTGGGATGCCCAAGACAAAACCCGTGAGTCCGAGCGTAGCCGTATCGTTACCCCCGCTACCCAACAAGCCGTAGAGACACGCCATGCTGAGATCATGGAAGCAATCTTCGGTCAGGGTGAGTTCTTTGACATTCAAGACGATATTCGTGATGTCAATGGTAGCCCCCTAGACGTTGCTGCAATCAAAGCACAACTCATGGAAGACTTCAAAGTCGATAAGATTCGCAAGTCTATTGACCAGATTGAACTGTTGGCAGAAATCTATGGTACGGGCATCGGTGAGATTGTTGTCAAAACAGAGAAAGTCTTTGTTCCCGCTACTCAGGCAATACCTGGTCAAATGGGACAAGCGGCTATCGGAGTGGTAGAACAAGATCGCATTGCAGTCAAGATTGTTCCTGTTAACCCCCGTAACTTCTTGTTTGACCCCAATGGGACATCTATTGATGACTGTATGGGTGTGGCTATTGAGAAGTATGTCTCTATCCACAAGATCGTTAAAGGTCAAGAAGAAGGCATCTACCGCAAGGTAAAGGTCGGCACTGACTCAATGGACACAGACTTAGAGCCTACACAAGAGGTCTCTCAGTACGAAGATGATAAAGTTAAACTTTTAACTTACTATGGTTTAGTTCCTAGAGAATATCTTGAGCAACTAGAGAACGAAGAAAATGGCGAAGTAGAAGACTTATTCCCTGAAGACAGTATTCAGGATGAGTATTCCGATCTGGTTGAGGCTATTGTCGTTATCGCCAATGACGGGACTCTTCTGAAGGCAGAAAAGAACCCATACATGATGAAGGATCGCCCAATCCTTGCTTATCAGGACGATACAGTTCCTAATCGCTTGTTGGGTCGTGGCACTGTTGAGAAGGCTTACAACTCACAAAAAGCCATAGATGCCCAAGTTCGTTCACACTTAGATTCACTAGCTCTTACAACTAGCCCAATGATGGCTATGGATGCTACCCGTTTACCACGGGGTGCTAAGTTTGAAGTAAAGCCAGGCAAGGCTATCCTAACAAACGGCAATCCCAATGAGATTCTGTTCCCGTTTAAGTTTGGCAATACTGATGGTTCTAACCTGACTACTGCCAAAGAGTTTGAGCGTATGCTCTTGATGGCAACAGGCACTCTTGACTCACAGGGAATGGTTACTGCTGTCTCCAGAGATGCGGGTCAGGGCGGTATTTCGATGGCTACTGCCTCGATTATCAAGAAATACAAGCGTACCTTGGTGAACTTCCAAGAGGATTTTATGATCCCCTTCATCACCAAAGCCGCTTACCGCTATATGCAGTTCGATCCAGAGCGTTACCCTACTGTGGACATGAAGTTCATTCCTACGGCAGCACTTGGTATTATTGCTAGAGAGCATGAGCAACAACAATTTATCGCTTTGTTGCAGACTCTTGGCCCTAATACACCTGTTTTGCCTATCATTTTGAAGGGCATCATGGCTAATTCTTCTCTGTCAAACAGATTTGAGTTGATTGAGATGCTAGACAAGATGGCTACGGCTGATCCACAGGCTCAACAAGCGGCTCAGATGCAACAACAATTGGCTATGCAACTGGCTCAAGCACAGATTGCAGTCCAAACGACACAAGCAGAGCAGAATAAGGCTGAAGCGCAAAAGTTATTGACTGAAGCGCAATTGATGCCTATTGAGTTGCAAGCTAAGAGCATGGCGGCTAACACCAAAAACCTCCCTACTGATGACGCTTTAGCTTCAAAAGAGTTTGATAAGCGTGTCAAAGTTGCTGAGTTGATGCTTAAAGAAGCTGATATTCAGAACAAGGCTAAGATTGTTGAAAAGCAGATGACTAGACAATGAATCCAGAACTTCAGAAGTACTACGAAGAGAGATTTTCCATGATGTCCACTCAAGGGTGGGTAGATTTAATGGAAGATGTTGACAAAATGATTGAACCTTTGAATAATATCTCAACAATTGCAGACGAAAAAAGTCTACAATTCAGAAAAGGTGAGTATTCAATACTAATTTGGCTGAAAAACTTGAAACAAGTCAGCGAAAGAGCATTTGAGGACTTAAATGAGAAGAATGTATGAATTTGCCTGTATAAACGGGCATAAGACAGAGAGATTTGTTGATTATGAGTCAACAAGTCTTGTGTGTGATTGTGGTGAGGAAACTCATCGCATTTTATCTGCACCAGCTTTTAAGCTAGAAGGGTGGTCTGGAGCGTTTCCATCATCGCATGGAAGGTTCGA